CTTCTTCTAAATACTCCATATTGGGAAAGTATTGACTCAGCCCGGCTAAAACGAAAAAATCATACAACTCCTTGCCTTTGTATGCATTACGGAAAGCCTCCACCTTCTTCTGCTCAAACTCGGCATGCCATCTTCACCAAAGATGCCCGCTCCCCCTCCAATTCCAGCACCTCCAGCAACGGTGGTGAACGCTTCTTCAACTGCGTTGAGAGAAAAAGCACCTACAACACCTCAAACTGCTTCATCCACACCTTTAAGTGTGTCTAAAAGAAAAGGAAAAAGTGCTTTACGTATTGAATTAGATCAATCTAATTTAAGTGGCGGACAATCAGGCGTTAATATTCCTTAAATAACAATTAAATAAAATAAATGGAAGAAAAAGCTTATACAGCAAAATCTCGCTATTCTAAACTAGAGGCATTAAGACTTCCCTATTTAGAGAGAGCAAGAGACGCAGCTGAATTTACAATACCAAGTTTAATAACAAGAGCAGGATACAACAGCTCTACAAAACTTTACACCCCGTATCAAGGCATCGGGGCTAGAGGAACAAATAATTTAGCAAGTAAATTATTATTAGCACTTCTACCGCCTAATCAATCATTTTTTAGACTAACTCTTGATGAGTTTACCATAGCTAAACTTTCAGGCCAAAAAGGCATGCAAGGAGAATTTGAAAAAGCTATGGGGTCAATTGAAAGAGTTATAATGAATGAGATGGAAGTAAATAACTTCCGAACAGCATTATACGAAGCATTAAGACATTTAATTGTTGCAGGTAATGTTCTTATTTACATCACTCCTGACCTGACTATGAAAATATATCATATAGATCAATATGTAATTAAAAGAGACACTTTAGGAAACGTTTTAGAAATTATAACTAAAGATATTTCAAGTCCTACTTCAGTATCAAAAGAAATTTTAGATTTATGCAATCATTCTGAATATAATAAAGAAAATTTAAATAAATCTATAGAAATCTACACGAGAATAACTCGGTCAGATAATAAAAGGTGGCTTGTCCAACAAGAGGTCAATGACAAAGTCATCCCAAGTTCTATTGGAAATTATCCATTGGACAAGTCTCCTTTTATACCTTTACGTTACACTACTACTTCGGAAGATTGGGGAAGAGGCTTTATAGAGGAGTACATGGGAGATTTAAGATCACTTGAGTCTTTATACAAAGCAGTTGTTGAAGGTTCTGCTGCTGCATCTAAAATATTATTTCTTGTAAGACCAAATGGAGTAACAAGATTAAAAACTTTATCTGAAAGCCCTAACGGTGCAATTAGAGAGGGAGATGCTAATGATGTATCTACTTTACAAATGCAAAAATCAGCAGATTTTCAAGTTGCATTTCAAACTATGAAATTGATTGAAGAAAGATTACAAATGGCTTTCATGCTTGTTCAATCAGTTCAAAGACAAGCAGATAGAGTTACTGCTACAGAAATAAGATTATTAGCAGAAAATTTAAATGAAAGTGTATCTGGTTTATACTCTTTATTATCTCAAGAATTACAATTACCTTTGATTAATAGATTAATGTACCAAATGGAAAAAGCAAAAAGATTGCCGACACTTCCAAAAGATCAAATTAAAGTTAAAATTGTAACAGGATTAGAAGCATTAGGTAGATCTAGTGATTTACAAAGATTAAATACATTTGTTCAGCAATTAATGCCTTTTCAAAATCAACTTATGTCTTACATAAATTTAGATGAATACGTTAAGAGAGTAGGTACATCTTTAGGCATTGATATGGATGGATTAATTAAATCACCAGAACAAATACAACAAGAACAAGCTATGGCTCAACAGCAAGCTTTAATTGAACAAAATTCACCAGCGGTAGTTAAAGAAGGAATGGGAATGCTTCGAGATGCTGCGGCTCGAAATGGGGAAACAATACCACAGCAATAACAATAACAATAAAAGAAAGAGAGAAAGATAATTATGGGTGAAACCGTAACCTTAAATACTCAAGAAAAAACAGAACCAGTAGAGTCTAAAGAATATCAACAGCAGATGATTGATAAAGCCAATAAATCAATTACTCCAGATGCGGAACCACTTGCCCCATTAGCTACTGAACCAAAACCAGTTGAAAAAATACTTGGTAAATTTAATTCTACAGAAGATTTAATTAAATCTTATCAAGAATTAGAAAAGAAACTTGGTCAACCAAAAGTAAATGATACTAAACAAACAAATAAATTAACAGCTGATAAACCAGCTGAAGTTAAACCTTTGTTTAATTTTGAACAAGCAGAAAAAGATTTTAACGAAACTGGAACTATATCAGAACAAACTATTTCTGAATTAGAAAAAGCTGGTCTATCAAAAAATTATATAAATAATTATATCGAAGGACTTAAAGCTTTATCAGAAAGATTTGTAGAAACTGCTTATAAAGAAACTGGCGGTAAAGAATCTTATGAAAAAATGACAGCCTGGGTTGCTTCAAATTTATCTGAAACAGAAGTTCAAAAATTTAATGATGGAGTTGCGTCTGATGACCAGACTGCTCTTTATACTATTAAAGGAATGTTCGCTAGATATAATCAAGCAAACAGAGAACCAAATTTAAGATTAGGAGAAACTTCAACTCAATCTTCAGGAGATGCTTACGAAAGTATTGCTCAAATGAAAGAAGATATGAAAAATCCTAAATACAATTCAGACCCTGCATTTAGAAGCATGGTTGAAAATAAATTATCGAGATCAAAAATATTCTAATAGGACAAGTAGTTAGTCCTACAAGAATAAAGCAAGAGTAAGCTTTACCCTCCGAGGAGGACAATTTAGATTGAAATTAGCTTTTTTAATTTAACTACAACTTAACTTAAAAAAGAAAGGATATTTTATAATGTCAAATTATACAGTATCAAATTTAGGTCAAGTTGCTGCAGCTGGTAGTACCAATGCGTTATTTCTTCAATTATTTTCTGGAGAAATTTTAACTGCATTTGAACGAGCAAACGTAGCACTTGATAAGACACAAGTTAGAACTATCTCTAATGGTAAGTCAGCATCTTTTCCAATTATTGGAAAAACAACAGCTGCATATCATACAGCAGGTACAGAACTAACTGGTGTAGCAATCAAACACAATGAAAGAGTAATCACTATTCAAGATTTATTAGTGGCTCACACTTTTATTGCAAACATTGATGAAGCTAAAAACCACTTCCAAGTAAGAAGTTTATACGCAAATGAGCTTGGTAATGCTTTGGCCGTGCAAATGGACAAACACATTTTCCAAACTATTTACAATGCTTCAAAAGCAACTGCATTAGATCCGCAAGCAGCTGGTCAATCAGTTACTGAAGCAAACTTCTTAACAGACGGAAAAAAAGCAGCAGAAGCTATTTATGCAGCAGCACAAATTCTTGATGAGAATGATGTGCCTGAGTCAGATAGATATGCAGCAGTTTCTCCAGCAGTATATTACAACATGATAAAAGACACTACAGCAGCTACAATCAATAGAGATTTTGGCGGTCAAGGTTCTTATGCTGACGGTAATGTATTTAAAATTGCTGGCATCCAAATAGTAAAAACTAATAACCTTCCATCTGGTGCAATTACATCAGGTGTTGGTTCTGGTTCTATCGTTGGTGGTGCTGGTAATCTAGGTGGAACTTTTACTAATGATAAAGCAGTTGTATGGCACAAGTCATGCTCAGCAACTTTAAAATTATTAGATCTGTCTACAGAGATGGAATATTCAGCAAGACATCAAGGTACATTAATGGTTGCTAAATATGCAGTAGGTCATGGTGTATTAAGACCAGAAGCTTCTGTAATTATTAAAACAGCTTAATTAACCTAGTAATGTAAATTAAGGGGAGGGGAGAAATCCCCTCTCATTAATCAATCAATAACAAAAAAATAATGCCATTAACAGCAACATCAAAATTAGAAGCCGTTAACACAATGTTAACAGCAATAGGAGAAATCCCTGTGTCTAGTATTACAGCCGCTACCACAAACGATGTTTCAATTGCAATTAATATTTTAGAAGCAACCTCAAGAGAAGTTCAATCTAAAGGCTGGTATTTTAATACAGATTTAAATTATACACTTAGTCCAAATAATTCTAATAACATAGAATTACCAGCAAACACACTTAGAGTTGAACTTGAAGGTTCATCTCGTTCAAATAATTATGTTGAACGTAACAGAAAACTTTACGATCGTTATAATAATACATTTACAATTACATCTCCTGTAAAAACAACAATAGTTTGGTATTTAGAATTTGAAAACATTCCAGAAGTTGCTCGTCATTACATAACAATAAGAGCAGCAAGAATATTTCAAGATCGAATGTTAGTTTCTGCGGAGTTGCATAAATTCCATGAAATGGATGAATTACAAGCTTATATGAACCTTACAGAAGCAGAAGGCGATCTTGGCAGACATAACATTTTAACTGGTAATTATGATGTTTATTCAACTTTAGACAGAGGAAATTATCAACCTCATTTTAGTGATGGCGATGAATAATGACTGCTCGATTAATTTCATCATCAATTCCAAATTTATTAAACGGAGTTTCCCAACAAGCTGACACAGTACGTTTACCAAATCAATTTGAACTTCAGGAAAATGGTTTGTCAGATGTTGTTTTTGGTTTAGGAAAAAGACCTCCAACAGAACATATTGCAAAATTAAGTAACGCTACTAACACCAACAGTAAAATACACATTATTAATAGAGATTCTATAGAACAATATGTAGTAGTAATTACTAACGGCGGAATTAAAGTATATGATTTAGATGGAGTTGAAAAAACAGTTGTTGCACCATCTTTAAGTTATTTAACTACGACCAGTCCTATATTGGATATTAATTTAGTAAGTGTTGCCGACTACACATTTATTGTTAATAAAGAAATAACAGTTACAAAATCTGGAAACGCCACAACAACAAGACCTTCAGAAGCTTTATTTTATGTAAAAAATGGTCAATATAAAACTAGCTATAAAATAAAAATTGATGGTGTTGAAAGAGCCAGTTATGAAACTTTAGACAATTCAAATTCAGCTAACGCATCAAGTATTACTACAGATAATATAGCAACAGAACTATTTAATGATTTAAATTCTGCAGGCCTTTCAGGCTATACAATTACAAGAGATGGATCCATAATACATTTAGTAAAAAATACAGGAACATTTACTGCTGATGTATCAGATGGTTTAGGTGGCGATGGTTTAATCTTAGTTAAAGATAAAACAAACAGTTTTACAGATTTACCATACAAAGGAGTTACAGATTTTACAGTTGAAATAGCTGGGGATAACGGAAGTGAATACGATAATTATTATGTTAAATGGAATGGAACAGCTTGGGTTGAAACTGTTAAAAGTGGAATTGATAACAGTATAAATTCAAATACACTTCCTCATTTACTTATTAGAACTGCTGATGGTAATTTTAGATTTACTCCAGCAAACGGTTCAAATTACATTATAAACGGAAACACATACACAGTACCTACTTGGAACCCTAGAACTTGCGGTGATAGTGAAACAGCACCAGATCCTAGTTTTGTTGGTAAACAAATTGCTGATGTATTTTTTTACAGAAACAGATTGGGAATTATATCTAATGAAAATGTAGTATTTTCTAAAGCAGGAGAATTTTTCACATTTTATCCTGAAACGGTAACTACAGTTTTAGATGACGATGCAATTGATATTTCAGTTTCTCATAACAGAGTTTCTAATTTAAAATATGCTGTAGCTTTAAATGAAGAATTATTATTATTTTCAGATCAAACACAATTTTTATTAAAACCTGAAGAAACATTAACAGCCAAAACTGTCTCAATAAATCAAGCTACAGAATATGAAATTGATCCTACTTGTCAGCCTATTCCTATAGGACAAAACGTTTATTTTGCATTTAAAAGAGGACAATATGCAGGTGTAAAAGAATATTTTTTATCAGTTGATTTACAAACTAAAGAAGCTCTAGACACTACTATAAATATCCCTAGGTATATTAAAGGTAATTTATATTCATTAAGAGGTTCTACAACTGAAAATACTATTTTTGGTTTTGCTACAGGAGAACGAAACGTAATTCATGTTTATAAATTTTATTTTGATAATCAAAACAAAGCTTTACAAAGAAGTTGGTCAAAATATGTATTCCCAACAACAGACGTATTATTAGACGGTGCCTCTATTGAAAATTATTTTTATTTAATAATTAAAAGACCTGACGGTACTTATTTAGAAAAAATAAATTTAAAAACAAATGAAGTCGACACAAATTTAAATTTTCCTGTGTTGCTTGACAGAAAAGTTTTAGTAACAGGAGTTTACAACGCAGGTGCTAACACTACTACATGGACACTTCCATACCCAAGTACAGAAACTCGATCAATTATTTTAAGTGGTTCTTGGAATGCTCAAATGAGAGGCAGAAATATAACTGTAGTAAATTCTACATCCACTACATTAACAGCAATTGGCGATTACTCAGCTGCAGCTGCCTATGTAGGATTAAATTACATGTTTAAATTTAAATTTTCTACTATTTATATGAGAGAACAAAAATCAACAGGAAACACATCTACAATTAGCACAGGTAGATTGCAGCTTAAAAAATTAAATTTAATATACGCTGATACTGGATATTTTAAAGTTATATTAACTCCCCGTGCGAGAACAGCTTCAATATATCCTTTTACAGGGCAGATATTAGGTTCTGCTGCGTTTATTTTAGGTCAACCTATTTTAGAGAGTGGAGAATTTAAAGTTCCAGTTCAATGTAGAAATACTGATATAGAAATTCAGATTGAAAGCGATAGTTATTTACCTTGTAATTTTTTATCTACAGAATGGCAGGGTTTATATTCAACTATTTCAGGCAGATTGTCAGTTTAATGACTACAAGAATTGCAACTGAAAGAATTACTGTAGAACAAGATATTTATGAACTTGTAAAAAATATAAGAAAACCAGATTACGAAGAAGTTAAAACAATATCTAATTCAGATGATATTTTAAATCCAATTTTAACAGGTTGGAAAAAATCTGAATATTCAAAAACATTTTTAGTAAATGACAAGGTTGCAGGTATTTACGGACTTGTAAAATCGACTGATAATAAAATGGCAGCTAGTCCTTATTTATTATGCACAAACGAATTATATAAAATTAAAAAATCATTTATTAAAGGATGTAAGCAAAGAGTTGAGGAAATGTTATTTAAATTTCCAATACTTTTTAATTACATAGACAGCAGAAACCAAGTCCATCTTCAATGGATTAAATATTGTGGATTTAATTTAATTCACGAAAAACAAATAAATAAAATTAAATTTTACGGATTTTTAAAAACAAGAGAGGAAAATTATAATTAAAATATGTGTGGCCCAATAGAAGTTGCTTATGCAGCATTTAATTTTTTAAAAGCTGACGCAGAATATAAATCAGCTAAAGCTACTGCAGATTATACAAATCAAACTACAACGAATACAGCCGCAGCAATGCGAAATGAGGCTATATATTCTGATACAGGTCTTATTAATAAAAGAGAAAATGACGTTCAAGCACTTGCTCTTAAAAAACTTCAAGTACAAACTGCAGCAAAACAAAAAGAAGCTACAGCTAAAGTTGGATTTGGAGAAAAAGGAATTGGGGGAAATTCTGTAGATTTACTTATTGGAGAAATAGATCGTCAAGAAGCAAATATATATAACACTATTGATCTTAATTACATTTCAACTATTCAAAACAATGATGCTTTAAGAAACGCTGAAAACAGAAAAGTATCTAATCAAATTCTTGCTTTACCTAGAGCGTATAAACCTAACGCCATGTCTTATTACGCTGGTGCAGCACTTAATTCAGCAGCGTTTGCTTATAGTGCTTCAGGGCCCGATTCTAAAGTTGCCCAGATGAATAATAAAATTACAAACTTTTTTGGAGGAAATCCTGGAAACATTGATTTATCATAATGAGTAAAAAAATAGACACTAATTTAGGAATTGATGTTTCATTAACGTCGCCATCTCCTGTTACAGGAATTTCTGTAGCACTTCCGTCTGAACCTAAGGGAAAAAGTCAATTTCAAGATCTTGCCGATATATTTAAAAATATACAACCAGCTGTAAATACTCTTGCAGGTAATGAAGTAGAAAAACAAGCTAAAGAGGACATGATTACTGGTGCTAATAAAATTAATAGCATGACAAGAGAAGAAGCTATGTCTGCTCATGAAAAAGGTTTTCCCGATGTTTATAACGGCTGGGTTAGACACGGAATGTATAAACAAATATCTAAAGACTCAGCAGAAACATTTCATTTAAATTTTTTAGAAAATTATACAAGAGACAGAGTAGATCCTAATTATAATTGGGAAAAGGATTACGCAGAAAGAACTAAACAATATCTTCAAGGTAAAGAAAACGATCCGTTTTGGAATAAAAGTTTTGCTGAAGCAAGTGCAATTTATAAAAAAACAATATTAGCTAATGAATTTGAACATCAAAACGATGTACTTAAAAAAACAATAACTGCTTATACTGTTAAAGAAATTAGAGAACTTCCAGACAAGCTTGAGGCTAAATTATCAGCAGCTTGGTTTGATGCAAACCCAATAACTGAAAATGATAATACATATAATGAAAGAAAATTAAAATTCTTTTCTGAAAATTCTTACAAATTCTTTTTAGAAGGTCTTGAAGATATCAAAAAAAATAGAAATGTAGCTATTGATAAAACTGACTTTGATTCAATGGTGATGTCAGCTGCAGAAGCACATATTGCAGAAGGTGGATCACACGCTCAATTTTTCGGACAATACATAATAAGTAAAAGACCAGACGGCACTCCTTCTATTGCAGATAAAGCAGAATTAAAAGGGCAATACGCAGCAATTTTAAAAAAGATTAATGATGTAAATGATCTTGCAGTGTTTGGAAATAATTTTAGAAGTTTTCAAACTGCAAATTTTGATAACACTAAATATAATGAACTATCAGATAAATATTTTGAAAATGCAGTTAGACAAGCTACAATTAAAGGCAATTTAAATTATCACGATGCTGTAATAGGCGTTATAGCGGCTCATAAACCGTATATAGCAGGTAATCGACCTATTCCTTTTATTTCTGATTTAATTAACAGACCATTAGGTCAAGGCGGGGATACTGTAGATAATAAATTAAGTTTAGCAATAGTTAAAGAACTTTCAGACTCAGGAGCGTTAGCTACTTATTTTAAAGATAATCAAAAAAAATCTTTACTATGGAACATGGGTCTTGAAATGATGAGAAATGGAGAGCCTACATCAAAAATATTTAACGCATTAGCTTCAATTGAAAAAAATCAAAACTTTGTAAATTTAACTGAAACAGAAAGAAAACAAATAACAAATAATATTGCAGGGGCTAATTTACCTGCAAACCAAGATTTAATTTACACTATTGCTCAATATAATAAAAATGCAGGAGTTACAGATATTAATAAAATTACTAAAGATTATTTAACAAAAAATTATTTTCAAGACAGCGTTGGTAAATGGATACCTAATTCAAAAGTAATTGATTTAGGAATATCTAAAAACGAATATGAAATGTACGCTGATACCGCTTATAAAATTTTATCTGAGAAAATAGACTCAGATGTAGTAACACCGCTTATTTCAGATACTGCTGAAACAAATCCGGGAGGAATTAAAGCTTTAGCTAATAAAGGTAATTACAATTTTGCTATAAATTCTGAAGGTGGTTATGCGTATTTTACAATTGTTAGCCAATTAGGAACTGAAATGCCCGTTACAGTTAAAAAATATTTTTTAGATGATAAAGGAATGAAAATTCCAGCAACAGATGAAAAAGGAAATAATATTGTTACACAAGATTATAAACATCAAGAAGTAATACTTCAAATTCCATTAAGCGTATTAAAAAGTCGAGTAACTACCGACATGCGTAATAAATCTTTACAAGATCAGAAAAAAAGAGATGAAGCAGATGAATTACTAAGGCAAAAAAATAAAGCAATCGATAATTGGATGAAACTTATGGGAGGAAATCCTTACTCTAACCAAACATTTTAAATGATAAATTGGAAATTTATTGAAGAACAAGAAGGCACTAAAATAACACCAGCATACGTTCCTAAAACTAAAAATGATTTATCAGGGGTTACTATTCCTGGCGGTTTTGATTTAGGAAGTAAAACAGAAGAAACTTTAAGAGATAAATTAAATTTATCACCTGATTTAATAAACACTTTACGTCCTTATCTAGGTTTGCAGGGACAAGCAGCTAGAGACGTTGCTGGAAATTTAATTCTTGAAAAATCTCAAATTGAAGAAATAAACAATGCTAATAAAAGATTATTTACTAATGAATTTGCAAATTATTACAACTCTAATACAGGTAAAGATTTTAATGATTTGGATGACTCTATTCAAACTGTAGCTGCTTCAGTTGGTTACCAATATGGAATAGATTTAAAAAACAAAACACCTCAATTTTGGAATCATTTAACTCAAGAAAATTATGATGGGTTGGTGTCAGAATTAAGAAATTTTCAAGATGAGTTTCCATCTCGTAGAAATAGAGAAGCAGATTATTTAAGTACCGAAATTAAAAAAAAAATACCAAATTATGAATTTGTAGATCTTTGGGGAAAACGAGAAGAAAAAGGCGGAGAGTTACTTTTAGATCAATTATTTAAAACGTATCAAAATCAAGCATACAACATAAATAATCCTAGAAGTATAGGTACTCTTGAAGCTATAGGAGCGGCAGTTCAGAAAAATCATTTTTTACCAATGTTGTATAGAACAATGGTTGCTGAAAGTTTTGAGCCAACTGAAAATTTTTCAATGAAAAATAATAAAGATTTTTTTGATAAATTATATTCAGATTATAACATTCAAGATGAATTTAAAAATTATTTTATTGGTGCAGTAAGTGAGGAACACGCTACAGCTTTGGCTAAAAGAGTTGTACAAGAACAAAACAATATCGCAATTTTAAATAGTTTAGGTTATAAAGGATTATTTATTGATTTAGCATCGTGGATGTTAGACCCTGTCACTTTAGGAACAGGAATAGGAATTACTTCAAAATTAGTAAAATCAACTACATTTATTCCTGGTTTAAACAGGATGCAGACATTTAAAAGAGCAGGATTAATTGTAGGTGCTGAACAAGGTATTTACACAGCTGGTTTAGCTGCTGAGTCTCCATCAATAAATGTTAATGATGTATTAATTGCAGCGGCTTTAGGGGGTACTCTTGGAGGTGGTATCACAACCTTATTACACGGTAAAATACAAAGAATTGCTCAAGAAGCTTTTGATGACTCTTTAAAAACAGCAAAATTTAAAAAAACTCCTAATGGAGAAAGAGAAATACCATCTTACAAAGATGACGCTGAATTTATAAAAACATTTAATGATACTTATTTTTCTCCAGATAAAATAAATAATATTGAAAGTGCTGGTAAAGGATGGAGAAATTGGGTTACTTTAGGTTTATTACCAGCCACTAGACACGCATCTTTAGACGGAAGTAATGTAGCTAACGTTAGGTCAGTAGGTGCTAGACTTGTAGAAAATCCTACATTTTTTATTACAAAAGGAAAAGGCAACCCAAATAACAGAGTTGTCCCGTCTCCTAGAACTGCAGAAACTGAAAAAGTTTTAGTTCTAAATACAGCACAAAGACTTGTTGCACCTGAAGTTAATGCCGCATTTGCAGATTGGGTAAAAGCAAATGGAAGTAAATTTGGAAAAGGTAAAGCAGGTCAATTATTTGATTTCAATGCTAGATCAGAATTTTCTCATAAAGTATTTAAAGCAATAAATGCTTTTAATCCTTCAAATAAAAATGATGCAGATAAATTACTATTAAAAGATCCATATATAAGACGTGCAGCAGAAGCTTACGCTAAAGGATTTAATTATACAGGTAATCAAGCAAAGATTGCTGGAATTGAAGGATCTGAAAGAATTGTAACAGAAATTAAAAGTAAAGACGCTGGCGGAAAAGAAATTACAGAACAAGTAAAATGGTATGTACCTCAAATTTGGGCGTTTGAAAATTATATAGCTTTATCAAATAGAGTAGGTGCTAGTGGTAAAACTTTAGGTCGAGAAGGAATAATAGAATTAATTAAAGGTGCCATTATAAGCAAACAACCTTATTTAGCTAAACAAAGTGATTTAGCTGCATTAATAGGACAGAAAGTTGAAAAACCAAATTTTGTTGAGTTAACAAAAGTTAAAGAAGCAGAAAAATTAGCACAGATTAAAAAACTTAAAGAAGAATTAAAACTTGAAAAACAGATTTTAAAAAAAGAAAAAGAAAATCTTGTAGTCGATACTGATGGTAATGTTGTTCAAGATCGTTTGGCATCAAGAAAAGAAAACATTAAACAAGTTCAAGAACAAATTAAAAAATTAGAGGCAGAAGTAAAAGAGTCTCAAATTAAATTAGAAAATGAATTTATAGCTAAAGGAAAAGAAGAAGTTGTAGCAGATATTACTCCAGAACGTGCTACAGTAATGGCAGAAGCTATTGTTAAATTTTTAGAGCACAGTTACAAAGGTCAAAAAGGATTTGATCTTGCTCAACTTTTAAAAATTAAAGATGTAAGTGAACTTAGAATTTATTTAGAAAGAGAATTTCCAGAATTAAGTTCTGTTGCTAGAGAAAAATTAGTTAATGATTTAGGATCTTCATTAGATTTTGTAACTTCAGGAAGATTAGAAGAAAGAATTAAATTAAATTCAAATTATGAAACAGTAATTGATGGAGTTAAAGTAAGATTAGACGATTTATTAAATAAAAACGTTGACATGCTATGGAATAGATATGTTAACGAAATGTCAGGACATATTGGTTTAGCAAAAGTTCTAAACGTTAAAAGTAAAAACGATTGGATAAGACTTAGAGATCAATTAAATTCCGAAATAGATTTAGATTTAAGAAGTAAACCACAAATTGGTCTTAAAGGCTGGTATCACAAAACTAAAGCAAATGAAGAAAAGAAAACTTTAGACAGCATTTATGAACACCTTATGGGAAGATCTGGAGAAGAAGATTTATCAAGTGGGTGGTCTGAAGCATTAAGAAATTTAAGAGCCTTTAACTTTATGCGAGTTTTAGGACAAGTTGGATTAAGTTCACTTCCTGATTTTGGAGCCGCAGTTGCTACAAATGGTTTAAAAACATTTGCTAATAACATTCCTGAATTTAAACAAATAATGAGAGAAGCTAGAATTTCTAAAAGAAATAGCATCTCTTTAAATAAAGATCTTTCAGTTTTATCAAGCAACGGGGATGAGTGGGCTTGGAACATGAGTGGCGGTCAAGAAATGCTAGATGGAAACACTGCTTTAACACATGTTTCAGCAGGAGGAATGTTTAGAAAAATCGGAGAAAAAATAACTGCTCTTGCATCTTTACAAATTCCTGTTGATACATTTTTGAGAAAAATGGCTTTAAAACTTTATGTAGACAAGTTTGCGTCTGACATGTTTTTAGTAAAAAATTCTAATTGGGATTTAAGTGTTTTAGGCAAAGGTGATTTAAACAGATATAAAGTTTTAGGCCTTGACGACAATCAATTATTGTCTTTAGCTAAAGAATTTACATCACCTTCAGTGACTGTTGAAAAAGCTGCTTACGGCGGTTACAAAGTTAAAAGTTTTAATTGGGCTAATTTTGAAAACAAAGGACTATTAAATTCATTTTCAATTGCAGCTGACAGACATGTTAAAAGAGCTGTTCAATACAATTTTATAGGAGACAGTAATCGTTTCTTTTCTGACAATCCTTTAGGAAAAACTTTAGGTCAGTTTAGATCATTTATGATGGTCGCTTGGAATAAGCAATTAAATTACAATATTCAAATGGGAGATTTTAAAACATTTTCCATATTTGGTTTAAGTACATTAATGGCTGGACTTACATACGTGGCACACACAAATTTAAATGCTGTGGGAATGTCTCCAGAAGAAAAACAAAAATATTTTGATAAAAGATTTGGTGATAGTGAAGATAAATTTTGGAGAAAGGTTGGCATGGCTGCTTTTCAAAGAGCAGGTTTCTCATCAGCAATACCTTCTTACACAGATTTAATATTGAGTGTTACAGCACCTGATTGGAGATTTAATACTAGAACAAGCGGATTAGAAGTTAATTTAATTACAGGAAATCCAACTTATAATTTTGGCTCAGATCTATTAACAGCTGGAGGTTCTGTATTAAAAGCATTGTCAAGAGATGATTATGATTTTTCTCAAGTCGATGCGAAAAGAATAACAGGGTTGCCTATGTTTAAATCTTTATTTGGGTACCAAAATTTAATGAACTTTTTAATCGGAAGATCAGGGTTGCCTGAAACAGGCGGAAGATAATTACAACAATTAATAAATATAAAAATAATGTCATTTGCAATTAATAATTATACAGGAAATGGAGTACAGACTACTTACACCGTAACTTTTCCTTATATAGTTCAATCCCACGTAGAAGTGCGATTAAACAATGTATTAAAAACTTTAGGTGTTGATTACACTTTTCCTACATCATCAACAATACAATTTACAACAGCACCAGGAAACGGTGTTCCTATAAATTTTAAAAGAAATTCAAGTCAAACAAGTAGATTAGTAGATTATCAAGACGGTTCTACAATTACTGAAGCGATACTAGATCAAGACAGTAATCAAATGTTTTACATGTCCCAAGAAGCTATCGATGCCACTGCTGGTGTTATGGCTCTTGACACAGATAACAAATGGAACGCATTAAATAATGTTATTAAGAATGTAGCTGCACCTATAAACGGAACTGATGCAGTTAATAAAGATTTTATATCAACAAACATACCTGCAGTAACTACAGTAGCAAACAATATAAATTCAGTTACTAACGTATCTACTAATATTGCAAATATTAATTCTGTTAATTCTAATAGTGCAAATATAAATTCAGTAGCTTCTAATTCTGCTAATATTAATTCAGCAGTTTCAAATGCTACAAACATAAATGCAGTAGTTGCAAATGCACAAAATATAAATACTGCCGCAGGTGCAAACGCAAACATCACTGCTGTAGCTGGACAAATTACTCCAACTAATAACATTGGAACACTTGCTGGATTAGCCACACAAATTACAGGTGTCTATAATATTAGAAATGATGTAACTGCGGTAAACTCAAACAGTGCAAACATAAATTCAGTCGCTTCAAATATGGCGGCAGTAACAGCAGTAAATTCTAATAGTGCTAACATTAATGCTGTTAATTCAAACAGTTCAAACATTAATACTATTGCTACAAACATTGGCAAAGTTAATACTTTATATACAGAAATTGCTAAAGTAGTTGAGGTTGCTGATGACCTTCAAGAAGCGGTTTCAGAGATTGATACAGTAGCTAATAATATTACTAACGTAAATCTTGTTGGAAATAATATTGCAAATGTTAATGCGGTAAACTCAAACAGTTCAAATATTAATGCTGTTAATGCTAACAGTGCTAATATAAATTTAGTCTCTGGTAGTATTGCTAACGTAAATAGTGTTGGTAATTCTATTACAGCAGTTAATACAGTTTCAAATAATTTAGCTGGAATTAATAGTTTTAATGAAAGATATAGAATATCTGCAACAGCACCTACAACTTCATTAGACATTGGAGATTTATGGTACGACAGTGCTAATTCAAATTTAAGAGTTTATACTGCAAATGGTTGGCAGATAGCTTCAGATTATATTCAAAATTTAGTTAATGATTATAGATATGACATTACTGGTTCTCCTTCTTATGTAGAGGGTGCATCTAATAATGCAAATGCCGCAGTATTTGATTATGCTGAAAACAGTTTAGTAAACGTATTTGTTAATGGTCTTAGAATTATTCCAACAGAAGATTATACTTTAAGTAAAAATAATAATGTTGCTAGAGTTACATTTACTAATCCATTAATAAATGGAGACGTAGTTTACATACAAGTATTTAGAAAATTACAAACAGTAGAAGAACAAACACTTCAAAGTTACGTATCAACTACATTAGGTTATAAGAATACAACAGAAGGATTTAAAAACACTACTGAAGGTTATAAAAATTCAGCACAAACTTCAGCAACTAATAGTGCAAACTCAGCGACAGCAAGTGCAAACTCTGCAACTGCTTCTCAGAACTCTGCTACTGCTAGTGCCGCAAGTGCCGCTTCTGCTTCAGCTTCATTAAATACATTTTTAGATGCTTATACTGCTGGTGCTACTGCTCCTAACAATCCAACAAATGGAGATTTGTGGTTTGATACAGTTAATACAAGATTAAAGATTTATGTTACTGCAAATAATACAGGTTGGGTTAATGCAGGAGCTTATTTAGAAGGTTTACTTACTAATTACACCTATAATGCCACTGCTAATCAAACAGTATTTACTGGAGCAGATGTAGATAATAAAACTTTTGCTTACTCTGGTACTGCAAACGTATTTGTATTTGTTAATGGAATAAGAATAGTTCCTGTTCAAGATTATACATTAAGTAATGGTAACACACTTACATTAGCTCAAGCGGCTAATTCTGGCGATATTATTTATATGGAAGTGATACAAAAAATATCACTTACAGAAGAAGTTTTATTACAAGGATATGTTTCTTCAGCTTCCAGTTCAGCTTCAACTGCAACTACTCAAGCTGGTATTGCAACTACCCAAGCTGGAATATCAACTACTAAAGCTGGTGAAGCAAGTGCAAGTGCTTCTGCCGCATTAACATCAAAAAATAATGCCGCAACTTCTGAAGCTAACGCATTAAGTTATAGAAATACTACAGAAGGTTATAAAAATGATGCTCAAACTGCGAAAACTGCCGCAGAAGCCGCCGCCGCATTAGCAACAGTTGGTGGTGGTGCATTTAAAATAACTGCAAACGACACAACTGCAAACGTATTTAATTTAAAAGTAAATGTAGGAAACGGAATTACTAAGACGTTAAATAATGCTGGTGGAAATGAGAGTGTAACTCTTTCATTACCATTCACAGAAACAGTAATAACACCAACTAATGGTCAAACTGTATTTAACACAACTTATGTAGTGAACTTTGTTCAGGTTTATGTGAACGGAGTTAAATTAATAAAGGGAGTAGATTTTACCGCAACTAACGGAACAACAATAACATTAAATGATGCTCTGTTGTCTAATGACGTGGTTGAGATTGTTAAATTTGCTTAATAACTAAAACAAAAAAGGAAAAATAAATAAATGACAAAAGCAAGAAACCTATCCAAGATTATAGATGGTTCTGGCAATTTAGTAGTACCTAATGCTGGTGCTGATGCACGAAGTTTGGGTATGGTTAAAGCTGACGGAACTCCTATTGATGCTTTAGATAGAGCAACAACAAGTGCAACATTAATAAACACAGGAACACCTTACGCAGGGTTAATTTCAAATGCTTCTGGTGTAACAAACCCAGCAGATATAGACCCTAATTACAATACTTCAACAACTTACGAAAACGCAAGTGGTACAGTAGTAAACCAAGCTATCAATTTAAAGAAACCTAGAAACGGAAATTGGTGGGAATGGTCTGGTTGGGGATTTGCAGGAATACCAACATCAAATTGTGCCAACAATGGTGCTTACGATGGTGCTGGTGGTAATACATCTTCATTCCAACCTGTAACTGTTGAGAACATATTTAGCGGTTGGTCTAATACCGATGAATTAGGCGGAACGTATCAATCAAGAACAGTTCAAAACTGTAATG